AAAGACCCGAACAGTCGTATAAACAAGAGCCTTAAGGCTTGGAATTGCTAACATGAACATATCCGACTCAACCAAAACCGTGGTGGATTTCGCGTCTGTTTTTACTGTGTTAGGAACACTTGTGGATTTCTTACCCGCCGTGGCCGCCTGTTTTACCATTGTGTGGACGCTTATTCGCATCTGGGAAACCGAGACCGTTCAAAAACTCTTCCGTAAAAAGGAAACATTATGATGAAGTACAAAGACGGGGGCATCTTCCAAGACCGCGACGGTATGAAGGCCCCACAAGACATTGATGGCGGCTCTGCAAAACCTAAGAAGCCAAAGAAGAAACCCTCACGCACAAAGCTGCCTCCACTGCGCCCCGGTCAAATAGACATGCCCTCGGACCCCGATGACGGCTCTGTCGGTATGAAACACGGCGGTAACGTTAAAGGTATGCACCGTATGCCCGATGGCAAGATGATGAAGAACAGCGCCCACGACGACATGAAACACGGCGGTAACGTTAAAGGTATGCACCGTATGCCCGATGGCAAGATGATGAAGAACAGCGCCCACGACGACATGAAAAAAGACGCGCCGATGATGAAAAAAGTGGCGGCTAAGGCTGTCAAAGGGCATGAGAAGCGCATGCACAAAAGCATGGCCTCTGGTGGTTCAGTTCGTGGTGATGGATGTGCCCAACGCGGTAAAACTAAAGGCGCAATGCGCTAAGGAGCATAAAAATGGCAACAGATAAAAAAGACGTATTAGGCGATTTCGCTGCAAAAAAAACGGCGGAGTCCGACGCCCGAATGAAAACGATGAACCCCAAAGGGCGCAAGCTCGACAGGAACGGTAACCCAGTCGTTACCAAAGAAGAGCTGGATAAGTCTGGCATGTCTTTGCGCGATTTCTTGAACAAAGAACGCGGCCTTACTGCTCGTAAAGACACTCCTAAAAAAGCGGACGCTATGGTTAAACCCGCGGCAGCAAAGGGGGTGACGTTTAAACCTGTAACGGATAGCGACATCGCCCGAGCTAAAGACGCTGTAAAACGCCCAACCAGCGGCCCTAAGACAAACCCCGGGCAGGTGCAGCAGCCCTCCGCCAAAATTGCAATGGATAAAGCGGAAGCTCTCGCGCGTGAGGAGACCGCAATTGCCAAGGACGCCAAGAATAAGCTCGCGTCCGACCGTAGAAAATCTATCAGCGCCAGCATGGAAGACACGAAAGCTCGGATGAGCAAAAGGCGCGAAGAGCAGGGCGGGTTTAAACTATTTCCAAAAATGGCTAAAGGTGGATCAGTTCGTGGTGATGGGTGCGCCGTTAAAGGCAAAACTAAAGGAACAATGCGATGAAAGCTGTAGCTATGAAAAAAGGCGCGGTCGTAAAAGCCGGTGCCAAGAAGGATGATAGTGCTGCCGCTAAGAAGCTGGACGCCGCATCCAAGTTAACTGGCAAGGCCAAGCAGCGAGCTCGTTTCGCCCAGATGTTAAAGAGCTTTAAGAAGTGAACATGATTGACCGTCATATCGAAGCCTCCGAGCGCTTGTACAACATGATGCTGCAGGACCACAAAGAACGAGTCAAGGACTTGGGCGAGTGGGCTGATATGAACGCGTCTCTCATGCGCAAGCTGGACGAGCGCGACAGGCGTATTCGTGAATTAGATGCGGAGATCGTGGCCCTAAAAGCCATGGATAAAATGTAATGGCAGATACCGCCGTCAAAAAGTCTCCCGCTAAATGGGAACGCGCTAAGACTGATGCCAAGGCAAAGATGGGGGGTAAGCACTCCGCTCGCGCCATGCAGTTGGCAACCAAGCTGTACAAAGAGCGCGGCGGCGAGTATTCTGGAGCCAAGTCCAGCACCAACAAGCTGTCCAAGTGGGGCAAGGAAGACTGGGGCACAAAGTCAGGCAAGAACTCTACAGAGGGCCCCAAAGCGACAGGTGAACGGTATCTACCTAAGAAGGCTCGTGAGAGCTTGAGCAGTAAAGAATACGCAGCTACAACCCGTGCTAAGCGGGAAGGTACGGCAAAGGGCAAACAGTTTGTTCCCCAGCCCAAGAAAATAGCGGCTAAAACAGCGAGAACTAAATAATGGCAACTTCCGGAACCACGTCGTTTAACCTAGACCTCACCGAGCTGGTAGAGGAGGCGTTTGAGCGCGCCGGTTCCGAGATGCGTAGTGGTTATGACCTAAAGACCGCACGTCGCTCGTTAAACTTGATGTTTACTGAGTGGGCAAACCGCGGCATTAATATGTGGACCATAGAGTCGGGCGAAATCCCACTCGTTGCGGGGACGGGGCAATACGACTTACCTGCGGATACTGTGGACCTGATCGAGCACGTTGTACGTACAGGTACAGGTAATACACAGGCTGACCTGAGCTGCTCACGCATTAGCGTTTCGACATATGCGTCACTCCCCAACAAGCTGGTCACAGGGCGCCCAATTCAGGTCTACATAGATAGAGTAGCCCCTATCCCTAATATCAACGTGTGGCCCGTTCCTGATGGCACTCAGACCTATACCTTAGTGTACTGGCGCTTGCGCCGTATCCAAGACGCTGGCGGTGGGGTTAACACGATGGACGTACCCTTTCGCTTCCTAAACTGCATGGTTGCGGGTTTGGCGTTTATGCTCGCTATGAAGGTGCCCGGCGGCATGGACCGCCTGATGGTGTTAAAGCAACAGTACGATGAGGCTTGGGATTTGGCAGCCACAGAAGACCGAGATAAGTCTTCTATTCGCTTTGTACCACGCTATATGTCTGTTGGGTAAGTATGAGCAGCAAGTTCACATCCGGCAAGCATGCCATATCGGAATGTGACCGGTGTGGGCAGCAGTACAAGCTAAAGGCGCTTAAAGAGCTTATTGTCCGCACGCGAAAAACAAACGTGATGGTATGCCCAACCTGTTGGGACGTCGATCATCCACAGAACATGCAGGGTATGTATCCTGTAGAAGACCCGCAAGCGCTGCGCAACCCCCGGACCGATAAGTCGAGGGCGTTTACGGGGGGAGACTACAGCTCACGCGGTATTCAGTGGGGCTGGAACCCAGTTGGTGGGGCTCGCATTTTTGACGATGTGTTAACGCCAAACGACTTGGTCGCTCTGGGTAATACTGGTACAGTTACGGTAACAATTAGCTAAGGAGTTAGACATGACAACATACAACCAGCCTAAAAAGGCACCTCAATCTGCGACGCTAGTAGAGGGCGACCCCGTTAAGCACATGAAGAGCATTAACACGTCCATTGCAAACATCCACAGTAATCCGTATCCCGGCGTTAAAACTTCGGGTATTAAAATCCGCGGTACAGGCGCGGCTATTAAAGGGCTGATGGCACGGGGCCCGATGGCATGAAGACTATCGTCGAAGCTCGCGAAGTCAATTTTGAGGTTGTCGAGCCTAAACACGAGATCGACGTGGTGTGTTCACACTGCCAAGACCCCGTTAGCCAAGCTGAGAAGGCTTCAGGCACCTGCACAAACTGCGGTGAAGACTGGGCCCCTAAGCAAAGCGTTAAGATTTGGGCCACATCTGTCCCTTGGGCTAGTGGTGGGGTAATGTAATGAACTATTCAGAGTTGTCAGCCGCCATTCAGGATTACACGGAGAACTACGAGTCGTCGTTTGTAGCAAACATCTCTACGTTTGTGAAACAGGCAGAGCAGCGGATTTACAACTTTATTCAGTTCCCCTCGCTGCGTAAAAACGTTATGGGTACGGCTACTATTGGTAACAAATACCTAAACTGCCCCACGGACTTCCTCGCTAACCATTCCTTGGCGGTGATTGACGGAAGCGGCAACTACGAGTACCTGCTCAATAAAGACACAAACTTTATCCGTCAGGCGTACCCCAACCCCACTTCTACGGGGATACCCAAGTACTACGCCATCTTTGGCCCGCAGTCAGGTGACGCCAACGAGTTGACTTTTATTCTGGGCCCGACTCCAGATACCAACTACGAGGTAGAGATGCACTATTTCTACTACCCACAGTCAATTGTGGATTCTGGAACTTCGTGGCTGGGCGACAACTTTGATACGGTACTTCTTTACGGCTCGCTTGTAGAGGCATACACATTCATGAAGGGTGAGGCGGACTTGCTAGCACTGTACAACACCAAGTACAATGAGGCATTACAACTTGCTAAACGGCTTGGGGATGGGCTTGAACGTCAAGACTCTTATCGCTCAGGACAAGTACGGATACCCGTAATTTAAATTTTTGACAGGAGCTAAAAATGGCTATCACTCAAGCAATGTGCACAAGTTTTAAAGTCGACTTACTCGATGGAGAGCATGACTTTGGCGCAGACACTTTTTACATCGCGTTGTTTACTTCGGCTGCTACATTGGATGCGTCTACCACTGCGTATGCAACAACTAACGAAACTACTGGCGCGGGCTACACGGCAGGCGGAAACGCACTGACGGTATCTACAACTCCAACAAGTTCCGGCACTACGGCGTATATTAGCTACGCAAACACCACTTGGTCTACCGCCAGCATCACTGCTCGCGGCGCGTTAATCTATAACAGTACCAACGCTAATAAAGCGGTTGCCGTTCTAGATTTTGGGGCCGATAAGACTTCCACAGCGGGCGATTTTACAATCAACTTCCCCACTGCCGACGCTACTAGCGCCATTATTCGTATCGCTTAATAGGAGGGCAAAATGGCCCTAGTAGTCAAAGACCGGGTTCGGGAATCCAGTGCCACGACCGGTACTGGGACCATTACGCTTTCCGGTGCGTACGTAGGTTTTCAAACGTTCTCTGCCGCTGTTTCAGACGGCTCAACGCTTTTCTACGCTATTCACAACACTTCTCCCGGTGTCGAGACCGAGTGGGAAGTGGGCTTTGGCACGTACAGTGCAGGCACATTAACGCGAGACACGCTCTACTCGTCTAGTACGGGTTCCGCCGTTAATTTTAGCGCTGGTACCAAAGAAGTCTTTATCACGTACCCAGCCGAGGCAGCGGTCTTTGAGGACAACTCAGGCAACGTAACGATTGAAGGCAAGCTCACTGTCGGTGCCGAACCAACCGCCGATCTGGATGTCGCCACTAAAGGCTACGTTGATAACTCCGTCGCTGCAGCGCTGCTCTACCACGACTCTGTTCGGCTAAAACCCGTTGGTAATTTGGCCTCTACCTACGATAACGGCAGCTCAGGTGTAGGCGCAACGCTCACCAACAACACTACACAAGCGGCACTTACGGTTGATGGCGTAGCCGTAGATAACGATGACCGAATTCTCGTTTCCGAGCAGGCAGCCGGGGCTCAGAACGGCGTGTATGTTGTTACTGACAAAGGCTCAGCGTCAACCAACTGGATACTGACGCGCTCCGCAGATACGAATTCATACGCTCCTTCTTCTCCCACTGCCTTGAGTCGAGGAGACGCGTTCTTCATTAGACTGGGGGATACGGATGCTGGTCAGGCGTACGTCTGTACGGTCGTTGGCGAGATTACCTTTGGTACGACAGCCATCACGTTCTCTCTGTTCTCCGCTACGCCCCAATATACGGGCACGGGGAACATTAATGTCGCCGGGCAGGTTATTTCGCTTACAGGCACAATCGACGAGAC